CCCCTTCCAATGTGTGTTAAATTGCTCCTATGTATGTCTTTTCCGTACTCAGGTGTGTTGTAGAGGCTTAGAGCGTTTGAGTCTATATCAGCCTGCTCGACACTTTTTCGACAGTATTTAGCGAAATGGTGCTATGCAAGGATGTCTGTATAACCTTGGTTATGAATGCTAGGCGGTGATAGCATAGGCTCAATTGCTGCTTGCACTCCTTTATATTTATAAGGTCTGAGCCCCGATGTGATTTCTGAAAGCAAGCCTTTTAACCTTTCTTTTATTTTTTTTGCTTTTTCAATGTATTCCCGCTGGTCTCTTGACCTTTGACGAATCTGTAGGGGATCGCAGACAAGCCAAAGGCGTAGTGTTTTTATTTCATAGGTGGTCTCTTCAAATATGTGCGAAAAATCTACTGTAAAGAAATTTTGAAATATTGTATCAAATTTCTCTTGAATTTCTAATCTTTTTATATGCTTTGATCTTGAGGATTTTAACTCGGCAATGTATATGTAGGTTTCATTGTTTTCTTGTACAACAATCACGCCATCTACTGATTTTGGGGGGGTGGCAAAGTCTCTCGTGTTGTAAAATCTGTCTGGCTTTAGGATTACTACTTTATCGTGATTAAGATCCCCACTGCTATCTAGCAAACTTCCCTCAAATTCTATAGACACCCCTTCTTCTTCTAGTGAATGAGCTAGAATAGGGAAGGCCTTGGTATCGTTATATATTGTTCTTATCAATCTTAAAACTCCATTTTTTCTAGGAGGTCGAACCGTTCGTTTGCTAGATCTTCCGAAGCATCAGAGAAGTTCTTGTCATCAATTCCAAAAATATCGACAAGCTGGGCTTCTCCGATACTTCCTTGGGGAGTCATTTTGAAAAGATCACAATGGACCTTTTCTATTGGTAAGCGCTTCTCAATGACTAAGTTGCTAACTTTATTGAATACATAGTTGCTATGCGATGTCATGATTATGTTGACTCCTAGGTTGGCTAGGTCAGCATAAAACTGGGTCATCTTTACTTGGTTCTTAGGATGAAGGTGAGCTTCTGGCTCTTCAATTATCAATATTTTCTTTAAAGTTTTCGGGGATGAGGCTCTAATTCGTCTTCTGATGCGTACTGAGTTTTGTAAGTTTTTTGAGTTCCAAGAAATAATGTGTCGAATATAAGCAACAATTGGGGCCGTTTCCGAAACCATAGAGGAGGTCGCTGAAAGGTCTAATCTTAAATCCGTACCTGCTGGGCGATAGTAAAGTTTTTTCTCTTTGAAGTCGTACTCGATTCTCCCTTTGAGTACGGTATGCTCGATGTTTGCAGCTACTTCTTCGAACTCTTTGCTTTCTGCGTCTTCGGAAACTTCAGTAGGGGCTATATTGGATAGTTTTATAAAGTAGTCGCTAAGCTGACCTGAAATTCCAGGTAGTTCAATTCTTGAACTGAGGAATGAACGGCTCTTAGATAGCTCTGCGATTATTTGACCGAAAGCAGAAAGTGCTTGATATAAGCCGGATCTCGATGCTGGAAGATAGTTTACATCAACAATGAGTCCGGCTGCCTCCTCTATGTGTCCCATCCATCGAACTACGCACGTCCGATAGAGGGAGAGAATTGAATTCTCTACTGTTTCTGAAGTGTGTTTGTATACGACAATCTTGCCTCCAATTAAGGCTGGGGAGCGATTTTGCTTTGAGGTTCTTAAAACAACATCTTTTCCAAATGTAGCCTTGGTTACATGGAACTCTTCAACATTCCCCTCTAGAACTATCTCAAATGACGGTACCGTTATCGTAATTTTGGCTAATTTTGAGTCGGAAAAGCTGTTAACAATAGAACCGAGCTCGCTATAGGAGCTCTTGATTTTTTTAGAGAATTCGTCTGCTAGTGAACTTTGAAGGAAGCTGCTTGATAGATGCTCAAAGAAACTTGTTGCATCTATGTCAGTGCTTTTTTTTTCGATTACTTTTGCTTGGAACTTTTTTACTTCGTTTGTATCAAGGATAAGTTCGTAGTCTTCATGCGAGACCATTTGGCTGAAAAGAAAAACCTGCCTATTATATGTTTTTGGGGCGCTTAGTTCTAAAATGCTTTTTATTATAAAATAATATGCGGTAAGGACGTAGGATTTTCCTACGTTATTGTCGCCAACTATTAGGTGAAAGGACTTGTCGGTGTCAAATGAAAAGTCTTTTACTGGGCCAAAGTTCTCTATTCTTATCTTCAATTTTCTATTCCTTTTTAAAGATTAGAGATTATTTGATGTTTTATATTGATTTACTCATGATTCTTCCCTCTCAATATATGGGCATACCAACGCTGAGCTACTTCCACTGTGATTGCTATCCCGCGTTTTGATTGGGCAAGTTTCGATTGGCTTCGTCATAGTCGGGGCTGGTCTGGCCGACTTCTGGGGCGATGGAGCCGCTTGCAATCCATAATGCGTAGCTAGGGAAAATCTTTACTAAGACGTCGATTTCTTCCGTGCTCACGCGGATGGCACCTTTGCTGACGCTCTTCCATCTCTCGTAATCCCCCCCGTGAAGGCTGACCTTTTTGGGGCCGATCTTCTTGATTAATAGCCTTGCTCTATCGGCTGATGTGCTCATATAGAAATTTATTCCGGGGAAATAGTTGCCCTATTGCGCTTTCGGGGAAATAATTTCCCCAGAGAAACTATTTCCCCAAAAACGCATGGCTAATGCCACGAATAGTGACGGAATGAGCATGGAACTGGAAGAGCTTAACCCCGGCGCCCTGATAGGGCCGCAACAGGATGTGGAGTCCATCGAACGGTGGGCGGAGCGCAACGGCATTAGCTATGGCACCGCCCGCGCTTGGGTTTACCGGGGCGTGCTGCCGTCCGTGAAGCTCGGAAAGCTGCGCATGGTGAATAGCGCGCTGCTTCGCAACTGGCTGTTGGAACAGGAATGGACGGCATGAGCCGCACTGATCCGCAATTCAAGCTCCGTATGCCTCCGGCCCTTCGCGCTCGGGTTGAACAGGCTGCGAAAGCCTCGTTGCGCTCTCTGAACGCTGAACTGGTTCTCCGTATTCAGCAGAGCTTCGAAGGGGAGAGAGCTACTGATGCATCAGTGCAACTACCTACGTCAAACCCACGCCCCGGACTGCGCCTGCTCTGTGTGCTGGTCCGCAAGGCAGGCCATCCCATTGCACAGCCCGTCGCCGTGTCCGGACTGCCGGCCCCCTGGGCTGCCCTATCTGGAAGATGGCCGCTGGTTCTGCCGTCCCCGTTCCTTCTGCGCGAAACACGACCCGTCCCGGCGTCCGCCGAAGTACTGGCACGTTGTGTACGACAGCGGGAAACCGACGCCCTTCGTGCCTGTGCGCGAAGCATTCCAACTGGAGGGCTGAACCATGCTCGCTAAGACCCTGAAAGCGCTGCTCCTGCTCTGCCTGATCCAAGCCGCCCGCACCGTGGCCGATCCGGTCAAGGGCCGCGCTCCCGGCTCGTCGGAACAGCCTCACCGTTCCGGCGAACGGAAGCACGGGCGGAGCGCACCCTTGAACGCCTCTCCCCTGAAACAGCCTCCGCTGGGGAGTGTGGGGCAGCTTCTCCGCCCCGCGCTCCCGAGCCCTCGGCGGCAAGAGCGGGATGACAAGGGCAGAGCCCTTGGTGTTGCTCTGCGGGTTCCAAGGGGAAGCGTTCCCTTGGCCGTCGGCGACGACGTTGCGATAGGGATCGTTACCCGGATGGGCCGAGACGAACACCCGTGGTTGGCTTGGTTCGCTAGCGAATAGAGCCCGGCCCGAAGGGATCGCCCCACACATCACTTTCACCCAACACCGCTGAATGAAGGCGAAACAGCCGAATTTGCAGCAGCGGGACAACTCACGCCGAAAAAGGCGAATTAAAGGAGAAACACCGATGAACATGTTTGCAACTCAAGGCGGCATCGTCGAACTCTGGGTTACTAAGACCGACACCTACACCTCGACCAAGACCGGGGAGATTTACGCCTCGGTCCAGTCCATCGCTCCGATCCCGGAGGGTGCCCGTGGCAACGCCAAGGGCTTCGAAATCAGCGAATACAACATCGAACCGACCCTGCTGGACGCCATCGTCTTCGAAGGCCAGCCGGTGCTCTGCAAGTTCGCCAGCGTGGTCCGCCCGACCCAAGACCGTTTCGGTCGGATCACCAATACCCAAGTCCTCGTGGATCTGCTGGCCGTGGGCGGCAAGCCGATGGCGCCGACTGCCCAAGCCCCGGCCCGCCCGCAAGCACAGGCCCAAGCCCCGCGCCCGGCCCAGCAGCCGCAGGGCCAGGACAAACAAGACAAGTCTCCGGACGCCAAGGCGTAAGCCGTAGGAGGCCGCGATGCTCCGCTATCTCTCGCTGTTCGCGGTAGGTCTGGCCACCGGTTACGCCTGGGGCTGGATCGACGGCCTAGCGGCCTCCCTGGCTGTTTGAGGACTGCACGAATGGAAGGCTCTGTATCGGTTCAAGTGTGCAAGACCTGGGTCCAGAACGCGGACGGCACGGTTGGCTGTACGCACCTTGAGTGGATACAGACCTACCTGCTGCCGCCTGAGGCAGAGGGCTATTTGACTCTGCTGATGGGTGGTTTCGACCCGTCGGCCTTCCGCCTCGGCTTCGCCGGGACCATCGGGCTGTTCGCCGTTGGTTTGGGGGCTGGCTTGATCATTTCCGCCATGCGCAAAGCGCGCAATTAATGAGGTTCCAATCATGGAAAAAATGAAAACCCTGTTCCGCAACGCTTCCATCGCCACCGTCGGCCTGGCCGTGGCCAACGTCTCCTTCGCCGAATCGCTGCTCGACGAAACCACCAAGGAAGTGCTGACCCAAGCCGGCACCGACGGCTCGTCCGTGGCCAAGCTGGTGATCGCCGCCGTGGCGGTGCTGGTCGGCCTCGCCCTGGTCATCGGCGCGATGCGCAAGGCCTGACGTGATCTGGTCCCTGATGCTGGGCGCATTCATGGCGTCCGCGCTGCTGACGGGATTGAAAATCGGCCAGTATCAGTGACAGGAGGAGGGGCCGAAAGGCCCCTTTTTTATGCCTCGGTTCATATTGTTGATTATTACGTTGTTATTTGGTTCGGTGGCTCATGCCGAATATTATTACTGGTTCATGGATTATTTTAATAAGAAAGTTCCATCCCCTACGGCTGGCTGTGATCTTTACTTTTCCAGTATTTCTAAAGATCCTGGCCGGGTGTTTGCCATGGAGCCGTCGAAGAACGATCCGGGCAAAACGTTTTATTGTGTTGTAACCGCTGCGGCCACGGGCCAAACATTATTTAGCACCAGTGTTTACTTGAAAGGTGATAGGTGTCCTGAGGGAACTGAGCTTGATCTCAGTACCGGCGAATGCCGGGAGAATAAGTGCAAGATTCTGGCTGGCTCGCTCTATGAAAAAGGCGGCCACCAAGCACCGATTTCCCGCTTCATCAATTACCTCGGTTGTGAGATCGCCGTCAGTTCGATTGATGGTTGTATCGGCCCCGGTGAGGGCGAAGCGGGTGGAACCTTCTGCCGGGTCATCGGCTCGTTCACCGGTAACTGGTTCACCTCCAAGGGCTCCTGTGCTTTCGGCTGCGACGTGGGCCCGGGCGACGGTCCGCCTCCGGGTGGGGACGGCGGAACCGGGGGCGATGGCGGCAGCAACCCGCCCGGCGGCGACGGTGGAAGCGATGGCGGCACCAAGCCCGGTAACGGCGGTGGCGATGACGGCTCCAGTGGTGGCGGCGGTGGGGGCGGTGGCGGTAACAACCCCTGTCAGGGCCATGTTGGCAGTGACTGCGGCACCACGCCCGGCGGTGACGGCAGTAGCGGCGGCGATGGCGACGGGTCCGGCTCCAGCGGCGGGACCGGTGGCGATGGCGGCGACGGCTCCGGCGGGGGAGGCCTGAAAGAGCCGAAGCAAGGCTCCTTCGACAAGACCATCAAGGAATACGACGACGCCATCGCCAAGGCGCAAAAGGACTTCCAGGAACTGCAAGGCAAGTTCGAAAGCGTCCTCGCTTCCAAGTTCGATATTCACCTGGGCACCGGCGGCGGCTCCCTGCCGTGTTGGGACTTTACCGCCCTCGGTCAGCGCTACGACGTCTGCCTCACCCAGTACGCCCAAGAACTCTCCGTCATCCGCTACGTGGTGCTGTTCATCGCCGCGATCCTGGCCGGATGGATCGTTTTCTATCGCTCCTGAGGAAACGCCATGGACATTCCCTTTCTCTCCGACATTCTCGCCTGGATGCAATCCCTCTGGGACTTCCTCTACAGCGGCGTCTATGACTTCGTCACCGACGCCTTTGTCCTGCTGACCAAGATGGCCATCAAGGGCTGGTTCGAGATGCAATTGTTCGTCGCGGAAATCGGCTACAAGGCGTTCCGCGAAGTCGTCGGCGGCATCGGTATCGGCTCGACCATCACGTCCTATTACTCGTCCCTGGACGGCGACCTGCGCTCGCTGCTGGCGTTCTTCGGCCTGCCGGACGCGGTGAACATGATCTTCGCCGCCATCGGCACGCGCTTCTCCATGTCCTTCATCCCCTTCATAGGTAAGTGATATGGCGATCAAGATTCATCACGGCCCGAACGGCTCCTACAAGACCTCCGGCGCGATCCAAGATGACCTGATCCCCGCGATCAAGAAAGGCCGCGTCATCATCACCAACGTGCGCGGCCTGACCCGCGAACGGATCTTCCAAGTGATGCCGGAGACGCCCTCCAGCTGCGACGTCATCAACCTCGACCTCGAGGACCTGGATGACATGGAAAAGATGCGCACCTGGTTCATGTGGGCGCCGCGTGGTGCGTTCATCATCTTCGACGAAACCCAACTGATCTTTCTGAAGTCCTGGCGCGAAGCCGACCTCAAGCGCTTCGACTTCCCGGACGGCCCGGAAGCAGCCAAGGCAGCCGGGCGGCCCATGGGGTGGCTGGATGCCTGGACCCGGCACCGGCATTTCAACTGGGACATCATCCTCACCACGCCGAACATCGCCTATATCCGTGACGACATCCGCATGACGGCGGAAAAGGCCTATCTGCACTCCAACCTCGCCGTCATCGGCATTCGGGGCCGCTACAAGGAAAGCCAGCACTCGGCGCAGGACAACAAACCGCCGGCCCGCGACGTGATCGTCGAGATCAAGAAAATCCGCCAGGAGACCTTCGCCCTCTATGAATCGACAGCCACCGGCTCCGTCACCGACACCATCGCCGGCAAGAGCCTTTTTAGACAACCTAAGATTCTTCTATTCATGGCAATTCCGGCCCTTGCTATTGGGTCTGTGGTTTATGACGGCGGACCTCGTCTGCTCATGGGCGACCCTGTATCGCCGTCTGCTGCTGGAACTGCTGCGCCTGCTCAAGCCGGTCCTGCTGTGGGTGCTGCGCGTGCTACTGGTGCGGCTGATCCTGATGCTGCTGATGATGTACCTGGGCACCCAGGCGTTCCGGGCGCTGCTCCTGTAGGCCATCCCTTCGCCGGCCGCGACTTCATCGTCAAGGCGACCCTGCTGTCCGCCTCCGGGCGCCGCACCTATCTGTTCGCCGTCCGGGGCCAGGACGGCAGCGAATTCACTCTCACCGATCGTGACCTGACCGACACCGGCTATGCCGTGGTGCCGCGGGGCAACTGCGCCGCGGAACTGAGCTTCAAGGGCGGTTGGTCCGGCTATGCCGCCTGCGCCGGGCGTAGCGCCCTGGGCAACGCGCCGCCGGCTCAGACCGCCGCGCCGAACGTGCCGCCCGCCGCCGCGAACAGCGCCGCGGTGCGGGTGACGGTGGTTCCTGACACCAGCCGCTTGCCGCGCTCGATCAACTGAGGGGGAGCCGATGAACTGGACAAGCTATTTCGCCGCCCTGGGGCTGGCGTTCCTGGCCTATCTGGCGGGCTTTTTCTTCGCGGTGGCGGTGACGCCGACGGGGCCGGTATGGCCGCTGTAGCCGGCCTGGCCGGGGCGCGCGCGAACGGCTCGTCTCGGAGTGAGCAAGCGCCACGGCGGGGCCGGCTGACGCCCCTGTAACACGTCAGATAAGCCACCTATTGCGGTTTCAATTCGTACCAATTTGGATCGTTAAAGATGAAGAAAATCAGCCATCAAATTCGCGTCAGTATCGAGTCGGACGGTCAGGTCTTGGAAAGCCCGAAAGGGCGGTTGTTCTTCGACGACACCACGGCTCAATTCACCGACCTGTCAGGCGTGCGCATTCTGCGGTGCGGCGTGGATACGGTGCGGCAGTTGTACAACGGCAAACTCCGGCCGGAAGTCATGGCGCTGTTTGACCTCTCGGTGGATGTGGTCGAGTTCGCCGGCTACGAGTGGTCCAAGGGCCGCATCGGTCGCGACTCCGGCTATCAGTACCGTCTGCAGAACGCAGAACTGGGGCTGATCCTGCTAATCAAGAATCACAACATCAAGGTCGACACCATTGGCTCGCACCTCAAGATCGAGGTATCGCCTCACGCCCTCGATGGCGCCGATCCGCGCATCCTCCAGGGCGTGCTGGATGATTTGGCCGCTGCCGTGCTGAGTCACTGCGAAACCAACCAAGCCGCTGTGCATATCGCCTTGGATGTGCAGGGCTGGAAACCGCCTCGCGATCTGGTGGACCGCATGCATTGTCGCTCGCGTCGGGTGCGACAAATCAGTGGGATCGAGCGGATCGAATTCGACGGCAACGCCTCGGTCTACGGGCGTGGCGAGACGTACATGTTCGGCTCGGCCAACGGCCTGCAACTGTCGATCTATAACAAGACCCTCCAGGCTCGGGCCACCGACAAGCTCGACTATTGGGAAAGCGTGTGGGCGACCCTGAACGGGGATCCGTTCGGCGATGGCGACCCGGCCTATAACCCCCTGGAAACGGTGTGGCGGCTCGAATTCCGCTTCCATCACTCCATCGTCCAGCAGTTCTCCGAAGGCTCGCGTATGGCCTCGGGGGAGGTCATTGGCTGCCGCACCTATGAGGGCCTCTGCCCGCATCTGCAAGGACTGTGGAACTACGCCTGCGAAAGCTTCAAGCTGCTGAGCCGGACGGCGGTCTACGATCCGTTCTGGAGCCTGATCAGCCAGGACGCCCGCGTACAGGTCGAGTGCGATCCGCTGATCGAGCGCACCGAGTACCGGCGCTATTACAAGACCGCCAAGGGCTTTAGCGGGCGTAACTGCGAGATGTTCCTCGGCCAGTTCGTGAGCCTGATCGCGCGGGAGCGTGTCCCGGCAAAAAAGGCTATTGAGTCCGCCCGTAAACTGGAGTTCTGGCACGTTATCGAAGACCACTATCTCGCCAAGGGTTGGACTCGTCGCGATCTGGAAAGGCACATACACAAGCTGATGTGTGATCGGTATCTGCGGCGGGGGTATGCCGTCTAATGTCGATCACCAAGCTCCCCGATGGTCGTTGGTTCGTCGATGTCGAACCGATCAAGGGCAAGCGCTTTCGCAAGCGGTTCAAGACCAAGATGGAGGCGCAGCAATTCGAGGCCACCGCGCGTCAGAAGTGTGCGGAAAACCCCTGCTGGACGCTCAAGCCGAAGGACCGTCGGCGTCTCTCCGAGTTGGTCGAACTCTGGTATGAACTGCACGGCCAGACCCTGAGCAACGGGCATCGTTGCGTGGCGATTCTGCGGTTGGTGACAAAGGACCTAGGCGACCCGGTCGCTGTCTCCTTGGAGCCCGCGAAAGTGGCTCGGTTGCGTAGCCGGCAGATAGCCAATGGCATGTCGGGCAAGACCGCGAACAACCGTCTTGGCTACCTCAAGTCCATGTACAACGAATTGCGTCAACTCGGCGTCATTGACTATGAGAATCCGGTAGGACGCATGCGGCCGCTCAAGCTTCAGGAAAGGCCGCTGTCGTACCTGACCAAGCATCAGGTGTCCGAACTGCTTACGGCCCTGGATGCGCGCACCACGTCGCCACATCCGAAGATGGTCGCTCGTATCTGCCTCGCGACAGGGGCTCGATGGGGTGAGGCTCAGGCGCTGACACCGGAACGTCTGAAAGGTAATACGGTGATCTTCGCCAACACCAAGTCCAAGCGTGTGCGCTCGGTGCCGATCTCGGAAGAATTGGCCGCCGACATTCGCCGGCATTGGCATACCCACGGGCCGTTCACTAACTGCCTTGGCGTGTTCCGCCTGGTGCTACTGTCGACCTCGATCAAGCTGCCGAAAGGGCAGGCCAGCCACGTACTGCGCCACACGTTCGCCAGTCACTTCATCATGAACGGTGGGCACATCGTGACGTTGCAGCACATCCTGGGGCACGCCTCGTTGTCGATGACGATGCGATATGCCCATCTGTCTCAAGATCACCTGTCTGAAGCAGTCCGTTTAAATCCACTCTGTACGACTAATTTCTGAAAGTTGTTTCCTAGAGAAATTGAACTATCCTGATGGCGTTTTAGTGGCTTCATGAAGCGGAATAAGAAAGCTTGGGCCTTTGCGTGCATGTCATAGATGAGATTGAAATTTATTAACATTGGAGGTTAGGCATGTCTGATCATCAGGTGCAATGCATCAATAAAACGAACCGGTCGAGTGCTCATGAGCGGATTCATTCAATTGGTGGTGTGAACGCTGATGGCACGCGTTGGAAGATAACTCAGCAAGAAGCGATTGCTGGAATTGAATCTGGCAAGTGGCGTTTTTACGTAAGCGCAGGTGGTAAGAGTGTGTGGGTGATTGTGGCAGTGAGTGCAGCCGGGAATAAGTACTTGAAGACCCAAAATGATGGGGAGCAACCGAACAACCTGCTAAGCCTTCCGGAGTGTCCCTAAGTCGAATAGGTATCGACACTTTTTCGACACTTACTGACTTTCTAAAAAGCAAAACCCCCGAAAGCGCAATGTTTTCAGGGGTTTAGCTATGGAATCTGGAGCGGGCGAAGGGAATCGAACCC